ATTATATTTTTTACTTCATGAAGCTTATTTTCAAAAAGCTTTTTTTCGTCCCTCTCAAGGAATTTAGCCAGCAGGCTAGCCTGAGCAAATATTTCTGGAGCGTCATAGCCGCGGCTGCTAAGCAATCTTTCTGCAAATGGCAAAGGCTGTTCATAATCGCTATCAGCTGGATAATTAATGTCTCTTAAGCGCGGGAGTTTTTCTATTTGAAGATATAGATCATCAAAAAAATTGGATATTATCTGAGTTAAAAATTTTAAATGATTAGATTGTTTGTTATCCTCTTCTACAATCCAAGCCGGCAAAGATCGATATATAGAAACAGGATTTTCATGATCGTGAAAAGAGCCACTTAATTTTTTGCTAGCTAGTAAAGAAGAAACGTCAGGATGAGTTGCATAAATAATTGGATCTTTGAATTCTTTTGTTGCGGCTCCAGCAAGAACCATAGCAGACCCTGTATTTCTTGATTCAGAAGAATTATAATTTACAAATGTACCATTTGATATTCTACCAGAATAATCTAGTATAGTGGCGTCTGTCGTGGAGTTTCCTGTGATTCCTTCATTGAACTTAAAATATACGCCTAAATCAACGAAATTTGATATATGATCATATTTTACATTATCAGTATTGGTGCCTCCACCAATCTGGTCACGGTAGTGTCTACCAATTTGTTGTGCATCTCTTTCTGTTTTCCAATATCTGAATTCGTCAAAAGAACAAGAAACAACGTTGCCCCATCCCTCATCGCCATAAGTAAGGGTGCCATCGCCGGCGGCGATGTCGGAAGGATCATCGATAAGAGGAGAGGCTAGAGAGCCTATCGCTGCGATTTTTTGACCAGTTATAACATTGATTTGAGTATCGGCGCCGAAGAGCGTGGGTTTTGTTAACGTAGACTCATGTTTGCCATCAACATAAAGTCTAGAAACATTGCCAGCTCCTCTGATAGCATATGTAACAGTATAATGATGCCATTTGCCATCTGCGATGTCGTTTAAGCCAGTTTCATGGTCCCACTCTTGTGCAATTGAGCCCGAGCCTAGAAATACTTTTATTTGTGATTTTGCAGAAGCATGATTATGAGAGTATATTGAAAAATGGCCGTAAGAACTGCCTGTTGCTTCCGGCACGCCCATATCAAATAAGAACTCAGCGGGGCCGTCGAAGCCCCCGGCGAGACCGGTGGCGGTTGCCCAACCATCCTTTTTCATCCAAAATTCAACAGTTATACCTTTAGCAGGATCAAATTCAAGATTATCTGTTCTTTGGCTACCAGTATGATATATATTTGCTTTTGATATTCCCTTCTTGGGTGGTCCAGTAGAAAAATCACTTTTATAATCACCACTAGGATCTGCATTTGGGCCGCCGCGAAAAAGAATATATTGTGGGGCACTGCTACTATAAGTTATACCAGAAGGCGTAGCATCAGTAATTGTGTTAGACCCACTGTTAAAAGTCACAAAGCCATTTGTTCGTGGATACTCGTTTTCAAATAGAAAAAGATCTAAGTAGTTGCTCTCATTTTCCCACTCAATCTTTTCAGTTAATGATCCATCGTAAGGATACGTCTGATAAATACGTTTAATCGCAGTATCATAATATTCTTCAGCAAGACCAAAGCGAGCAAAGTTGGAAGCAGTGGAAAAATCAACGTCAGGAATAAATCGATTACGTTTCTTTATATACGTATCGACGTATTTATATGATTCCAAATCTTCTCTAAAACTATCTCGTGTTTTATTTTTTAAAAATTTTAGAGAATGGCCTTTTTTGAATAGATCTTTAATACCCATATATTTGCCCAACTATATTATTAATTATTTTCAACTCTAAATTTATGCACTTCTTCTTGCTCCTTCCAGTTACCAAATGAATAAAAAGCCAATTTAATTCCGTACATATAGCCAGGCTCTAGTAAAGACATATCCAAATCAAAGTAGCTACCTGAATTGTCATATGACATAAAAGTATGGTAGCTGGTGCTTCCAGTAGAATTCTGAATAACAGTTCTTTCATCTACCATGCGTATAACTTCAAAAGAAGAGCTGGGAAGAGTTGTGCCCTGGGCTTCAGAATTTGCAACAGTGTATATTGTTGGACTAAAATTCCTCTCTCTTGTGAAGACTCTGAATCTAACTTTCTCATCTTTATTATAAAAAGGTTTTAAATTAGTAATCTTTGTTACATATTGTGGATTATCGTTTGCAAAACGTGTTGAGGTAGTGTTGAAATTTTTAACTTTTATAGAGCCTGTCTTGTATTCTCCGCCGGCGCTACCAGACCACACATCATGTATCACAGAAGAAGTAGTATTTATACTAACCTGTGTCTTATAAATGCCAGTAAGAGGATATGTTAATGATGCATACGGAGCACTATTCAGGGGGTTGCCAACAGGAACACCATTAGAACTTGCATATAACTTGACTTTTATATCTGAATGATGCTCTGGTATACTTTTAAGAGTTCCTCGAATATAATTGTACAAAAACAAATTATTTAAATTGTCTGCAGCGGGGGCCATAGAAGAACTAGAATAAAATTGTCCTCTATCATCCATGATTCTGGAGTCCCATCGGGCTTCAAGAGCTGGTTTTTTAAAGAAATATTCACTGGATCTTGCAAAAAATCGTTTTGTATAGAAGCTTTTCTGTTGTCCAGAAGTATTAGCCGGGACGCTGCCGCTAGCTGTTGCAGTATAAGCTTCTTGACTAGAAGTTAAGAAAATACCGAAACCATAGTTTGGCTGTCCATCAGTGTCTATCCACTCTTCAACTGCCGATGTAACGTCAAGTAGCAAATCTTCATAACCATTTTCAAAAGTAAAAGAATAGCCAGGCATTGTTGATCCAGCAACATAAGCAGAAGTGTGATAATCTCCGCCTGAAGAAGCCCACTTTCCATCGCCACCTGTAAAAGCAGCGCTAGACCCATCAACAGAGAGACCGGTAACACCTGAAAGATCGATTGAGATATTGCCAGCTATTCCTGTTGTCTTTTGTTTTAAAAGCAAAGTGTGTTCTGACGTCGCATCCCCAACTGCTGTAATAGTACTAGCTTCAATATCAAGTGCAGAAATATTATTTATCGCTGATTTAATTGCGGCCATGGCATTATCATTCTGATCTATACCAGGCGCATCAAAACCTATAGTACCGCCTGTAAGGGTGCTGCTATTATAATCTATTGTAAATAATTGAGATGTTCCATCAGAATCCGTTAAAGTAAATGTTTGACCATGCATAGATGCTAAGTTAGTGCCGCCGGCCAATTTAATTGTTGCAGAGGAAGAAACAAAATTGCTATTTGCATTTATCCAATTTGAACCCTCAATTACATCTTTAGTTTTATCAGTATACCCTTCCATATCAAGGCCTTGGCCTTCTTGCCACGAAGAAGACACAGCCAAAACGTTAACTGTAAAGTCTTTTGGAAGTTGCTCAGAATGCCGTGCGTTAAATAATCTTAAATAAAAGCTGACACTTCCAGACTCAGGAATTGTACCAGCAGCTCGATCTGTTATTACCGTGCTAACTGGAAATTGTACTAAAACACGAGATAATTCAGCAGATGATGTTGTTTGTTGCCCATAAATTGAAAAAGTTTCAAGGATATCAGCAGCGCCCATGTTAGAGCCGGTAGCACGATAGGACAAGTCAATCCCATAAGCATTGGTTATTGTAGTATCTTTATCTGCAATATATTTTTTTATACCCATTATTTAATTGTCCCTCTAATATCCGTATTCGGGAACCTCAATTCATAAATAACATTCTGCGGCGCATACAAGATTCTTCCGTCTGCCGAAGTCCAGGGTCTTAAGTTTAAGGCCTCATCAGAATGTAGCCCACCACTTTTATTTGTTATTTTTACGTTTGTTACATCAACAATCTCCTCTAGATTATTCAACACATCGTAAATTTTAGTTATGTATATTGGTTGATTAATGTCCATTTTTTCTCTAAACATTTTTTGAATTTCTGTTATTGCAACATTTAATGCTTCAAATCTATCTTGTGAATAGTCGACAACAGCCGTAAAATCAATATGAATATTGATAATTCTTGGATCTACAATATCAATTGTATCATTAATCATCCTATATTGGTTGAGCCAGATTTTAATATTATTTTTTAATACTTGACTGCTGGTACTAAGGTGTCCATCAACGTTTTCAGATACCAAAAAAAGATTTAAATTTCGTTTAAATGAATCATGATCGCGGAATATTTTTGCGCGTTTGACCCTACCAAATTTTGGTGGCATTCTGTAAACCAGTGCCTCATAATCTTCAGCAGTCACAGCACGATTTTGTGAAGCAAATACATCATTAACCCTTTGTTTAAGTTCTGCAACAGTCGGCAAACTCACGTCACCTGTTATCGGTTGTTCATTAACAATTTCTAAGCTGTCTCTTACAAAATCAATTTTTGTATTATTTGTGGCTGAAGAACCAAAAACAAGTATCGGATCAACAATAGTAGTTAACCCACGCGTAGCTACATTAACATTTTCTGTCGTATTAGTTCTGTAAGTAACACGTAAAGTAGTATTCGCGGGGGCAATTCCAAATTTATCAGCCTCAATTAATTTTGATGGGTCAAAAGATGCATCTTGTTCGTAGTCTTTACCATGCATTTTCAAAACGACATTTGAAGGGTGTGATAAACTATCAACTTTTAAAGATGATTCAGAACCATATCCAAATTTAATATGAATTGCACCATCTTTGTTAAAAGTAGTAAATCTACGAGGTACAGAAGTAGTAACAATCACATTCGGAATATATTCTCTAGTCATTGGGTCTTTGTTAACAACAGATCTAAATACTGTGTCTTGAGAAAGATAATCTACTTCAAAATATTCATGGCCTTCAGCATCTAATACAGAAAGTACTTCTGAAATATTCGGACTTGAAAGCGTTAATGTCAAGAATCTGGTAAAAGAACCAACGTTAAAAGACTCTCGTTCCTCGATACCAGATACCACACGACCATAAGCTTTTACAGCATATGATGTGGGTGTTCCATCTCCGCTATTTGAGGTTGCAACAACAACTTCGTTATTGAAGTTTTTAAAATCGATATCTTCCGTTAAGGTAAAAATTTGTCCTGAATTAGAGGAAAATTTGCTTCCCTTTACTAAAATTGGTAAGTAATTTGTGTCAGGTCCGACTCCATTGACATCAACCGGTGCCAGGGCGTAGAGAGAAACAACACCAAATGAATTAGATCGTAAAGGTTGTTTGTAACCAACTTGTTCGCCTAGTCTAAGAATATTATCATATTCAATAGCTGTATCTAAAAAGGATTCATTAGTTTGGTAATCTAAATAAAAGGATAATACATCACCAATATATGCAGTGGTATCAAGCATCAAGGATCCAAAGCTAGCTTCAGAAAAATCCTTAAATACTTTTGGGTAATATCTTTTTGTATATTCTACTAAAGATTCTTTTATTGAATTAAAATCCCTGTCTGTGTATCTTATTAATTTTTTATCATTTTTAGCCATTTTGTTTATTTAATCTCCTCACTTTCCAAAAGCAGAGAAGCTTGCAAATTCATACTAGGTACATCGTATATAACTTCTATTGATAAAATATTAGAATTTTCAATAATTTCAGCATTATGAAGACCAGCATCAAAGTTAATCTGATTTATTCGAATATAAGGCATGTATTTGTTTACTTGTTGCTCAATTTTTTGTCTGATAGCCGGAATAGAATGTGAACGAGGTTCAAAAAGATAGTTCCTTAATCCCACGCCAAAGTCCGGATTCATTATGCGCTCGCCCGGGGAAGTCAAAAGTAAATTTTTAAAATTTTGTTTGACTTCTTCTTTATAAGAGATAACCATATTATAGGCGCCGTCTTTATGAGTTCTATTAAGCGGCAATTCTGGTCCTATTCCATCCATTTTTTATCCTCTATAATTGATTATCACAATCTGGGTCATCTTCCACGGCTGATATATCATCATGCCGTTTTTTATCTATTGCATCTATAAGTAGTAATGCAAGATAAATCATGCCAGGAATGGTGCTTGGAGGTCCCGCCATAAATGGTGGCGGAACAATACCACCGAACATTGGTAACATGGAAGGCAACAAAGCAGCCCACAGGCCGGGCAACAAGTAGGGTGATTGGAAAAAATCTTCCATAGTTTTTTTAGCTTCTTTCCGGAAATCATCCATATCTTTTATGGCGCCCAATAGCTCTACTTTTATATCTTTTAAAGTTTTATCAGCCGCTATAAAGTGGTTGTTGAGCTTCTCGATATTTTTAAATTGTACTTTAAAATTTTCATATGCGGATTTGCCATCATCAGGGATTGCACTCTCAAAAGCGCTGAGAGAAACTCCTTTAGCTGTATTTAATATTTCGATGTTCCAATCTTTTGTTTCTTCAGAATCTACATTAATTATATAAAAGTCGGCACCTGTGACATTGTTTCCGTTGATTTCTACTTCTGGTACCCCGAGGAGAACAGCATTTGCAACTCCACCAGCTATTTGTAATTGTATCTGTGCGCTCATCAGGGCCCCTTCTGCAGCAAGAGCGGCGCCCTGTGCTATCATCTTCGCAGTCGACAAGGCCATTTCTATTATAGAC